TGCTTTTTTCATAATATCATATATTTATATATTAAAATAACATAAAACAAATGGCAAAAGAAAAATCTTTAGTTGAAGAAGCTATCATCCAAATGAAAAATTTGGAAGAAGCGGTAGCTGAAAATGCAAAAGGAATACTTGCTTCTACTATGAAGGAAGAAATCAAAGAACTAGTAAAAGAATCTCTAACTGAACAAGAAGATGAGATTGAAACGGATGTTGAAATGGACGAGCCTGAAATGGAAGACGATATGTCTGACGAAGAAGGAATGGAAATGGATACTGATAATTTAGATATGGATATGGATGATGAAGATTCTATGGAGGATGACTCTATGGATGACGATGAAACTATTGACCTTACTGGCATTGACGACGAAGATGAAATCTTACGTGTATTCAGTTTAATGGGACCTGAAGATAATATCGTGGTTACCAAAGATGATTCAGGTAATATCAATCTTAAAGATTCTGAAAAAGAATATATGATTGTTGGTGAAGGTGAAGAATTTATGGATGATTCTGAAGAAATGTTTGAAATGGATGATATGTCAGATTTTGGCATGGAAGACGAAGAAGACGAAGATGAAGACATCGATAGCATCATTAGTAAAGTATTTGATAACGATAACGACGAATTAGAAGAAATGGATTTTGAAAAAGATGAATTAGAGTTCGACGAAGAAGAAGGAATGGACAGTGAAGAAATTGTTTATGAAATTGAATTCAACGAAGAAGGTGAAGAAGATATGGGTCTATCTGAAGAAGATGAAGTAGAAGAAGAAATGTACGAATCTTACGAAGAAGAAGACGAGGATATGGAAGAAGAACCTGTTATGGAATCTAAAAAGATGTCAATCAAACCTAAGGGTGTTGGCATGGGAAATCCAAATAAGAAAAAAGTATACTCAAACAAACCTAACCAAGAAGGTGGTTTCAAAACTGTGAAAAAAACAGTTAACAAAACTATGGGTACTGGTAAAGCGAAATTTGAATATAAAGAAGGTGAAAATCTTGACGGTGATATGAAAACTGTTAAAAAGGTTGAAACCAAAGAAGCAGCAAGAACTTTAGGAAACGGTTCTAACTTTAGAAAGGGTGGTTTACCAAAACCAAGAGCTCATTCAAAAGCAAATACCGCAATCCAAAAAGAGAGTGTTGATAACAAAGAATTACAAGTTCTTAGAGAAAAAAATGAAGAGTACAGAAAAGCACTTAACGTTTTCAGAAATAAATTAAATGAAGTTGCGGTGTTCAATTCAAACTTAGCTTACGCTACTCGTTTGTTTACAGAACATTCAACCTCAAAACAAGAAAAAATTAATATCTTAAGACGTTTTGACGGTGTTGAAACTATCAAAGAATCTAAAAACTTGTATAAGACATTAAAAGATGAACTTTCGTCTACGGCAAGTCAACCAATGAATGAGTCAATTGAAAGAACTATTCAAAGTTCTCCAACTACAGGTTCAGCGGCAAACTTGATTGAGTCTAAAACATATGAAAATCCTCAGTTCTTAAGAATGAAAGATTTAATGTCAAAATTAAAATAAAATAAACTAAAAAACAAATAAAAAACCAAAAAAATGGGAGCATTATTAGAATCAGGTCTTGTTGGTAACATCGGGTTAAAACACCTTAAAGTTATCAAAGAAGATACTATCAACAAATGGGATAAATTAGGATTCCTAGAAGGCCTTAAAGGTCACTTAAAAGAAAACGTAGCTCAGTTATATGAGAACCAAGCGTCTTTCTTAATTAACGAAGCAACGTCTGACGGGTCTTCAGGTTCATTTGAAACTGTTGTATTTCCTATCGTAAGACGTGTATTCTCTAAATTATTAGCGAATGACATCGTATCAGTACAAGCTATGAACTTACCAATCGGTAAATTATTCTACTTCGTACCTAAAATTCAAGGTTACTCAGGTGGTACTGCAAATATGTCAGGAGACCACTACGCACCAATCGGAGCACCAAATGGACCTGCAGCATCAGCTAACGCTGGTTACACAGACGCTACAGGAGCATACGCTAAAAACCTTTATGATTTATTCTACGAAGGAACTGAACCAGGTTTAGACCCTGCAGGTTTATTCGATTATTCAAAAGGTCGTTGGTCAGCAATCACTGCTACAACCGCAATCCAAAAATGGACTAACGGTTTATTAGTTGATGCTAATATTTCAGGTGATACTGTTGCTGCTGGAACTATTCCTTCAGGTAACACAAGAAAAATTATCGTTAAAATGTGTGGTTTTGCTGACACAGGTGCAGGTAAATTAATCGGACCTGATGGTAATGAAATGGATACAGAATCTTTCTTATCTGATTTGATTATCTTTACAGGTAATGGTTTAGACGTTTCTGCTGAAACACCATGTCCAGTATCAACAGGAGCATTATTGTTCAGAGTTGTTACTCAACAATACGGTAAAGGTATCGTTCAATACGGTAACACAGTTAATACTACTTGGCCATCTACTGGTAACGGTGGTTCATTTAAAAACATATGTTCAGCTGACGGTTGTATCTACTTAGAAGTAGATTTATCTTGTCCAGTATGTGCTGATTGTGATTCTACATCTTTAGATGGTTACACAGGTACTACTATTACTGAAGCGGCTTCAGGAACATCATTCTACGCAGCGTTCAGACGTTACGAAGAATTAGAATTTGAAGACAAAATCGGTGAGGTTTCTTTCGACTTAGATTCAGTTACTGTATCTGTTACAGAAAGAAAATTAAGAGCACAATGGTCTCCTGAGTTAGCTCAAGACGTTGCAGCATTCCACAACATCGATGCTGAAGCTGAATTAACAGCTTTATTATCTGAACAAGTTGCGGCTGAAATCGACCGTGAAATCTTAAGAGATTTACGTAAAGGTGCGGCTTGGAACTTACGTTGGGATTACAACGGATGGAGAAGAATTAACAACCAAGTTTCTTACACTCAAAAAGACTGGAATCAAACATTAATTACTGCAATCAACCAATTGTCAGCACAAATCCACAAATCAACATTGAGAGGTGGAGCTAACTGGATTGTAGTTTCTTCTGAGATTTCTGCGATTTTTGATGATTTAGAATACTTCCACGTATCTAACGCGTCTCCTGAGCAAGACCAATACAATATGGGTATTGAAAGAGTTGGTACATTAGCAGGTCGTTACCAAGTTTACCGTGACCCTTACTTCCCAGCTAACACAGTGTTAGTAGGACATAAAGGAACGTCATTGTTAGACACAGGTTACATCTACGCACCGTATGTACCATTACAATTAACACCTACAATGTATAACCCATTCAACTTCACACCTATTAAAGGTATTATGACACGTTACGCTAAGAAAATGGTTAACAACCGTTTCTACGGACGTATCACAGTTGATGGAGTTAGAACATTCGACTTAAAAGAATTGAGATAATCAATATTTTAAATAGTATGAAAAGGGACGAGTAATCGTCCCTTTTTTTGTTTTACAGGTATTTATACTATATGAGTGAATTACGTAGATTAATCAAAGAACATTTATTATTAGAAAAAAAAATTGGACATATTATGACCAAGATAGAAATTGCCTTCGGTTTTGAGATTGATAGAACAACACACGCGTATGAAAGAAAAAATAGAACAGATATTCCTGGTTATAATGAAAGAGAAATTTCTAATGGTGAATTAAAATATATAATCGAAAGTTGTCGACGTGAAATTGCTGAGGCAATAGCCACAGGTGATATTCAAGATAACATAGCCTTTGTTATAAAATCAAAAGAAAAAGAAATTGCGATTGCTATAGTCCCAAAACATGGTGGAGGAACTTATTGGAAATTACTTATAACCACAGTTTTTAGAGAATCGTATGATTTATCTTTTAGAGTAGGTAAAGACCAATTTGTTATATGGATTTAAAAAAGAACGGGACTTAGTATCTGAATCGTTTCTGTCCCGTCCAAATTAGGAGGTTTTCGTCCTAACCATTATGATTGATTTAGTTGTATCTGAATCGTTTCCCTCAATCACAATACAAATGTACGAATTTTTTTTGGATTTCTTGATATTTATTTAAAAAGAATTTTATTATGAAAAAATTATATTTCTTAGACGAAGATGAAAAGAAAAGAATCCTAAATCTTCACGAGTCGGCGACAAAAAAACAATACCTAAAAGAAGATGATACTATGGTTCCTGAATTAGACGAAGCCGATACAGGTGCAGTCATGACAGGGTTTTTACTTGGTGGTGTTGGTGGAGCGGCATACGCTATGTTAAAAGGTGCTAGTGGTTCATACGCAGGTGTTAGTAAAATATTCCAATCGTGTAAAACTAAAGGTATGGGTAAATCAACTATGGCTGGAGGTACATTAGACCAAATCGCAGACGAAATATACGACTCTGTTGATGGTATGGGGACTGATGAAAATATGTTAAAAGCCGCTTTATCTAAAATTGCAACAGTCCCTGATTTATGTGCGGTTAATAAAAGATACGCACAAAACTATCCTGGTAGTGATTTATTTAGTGATTTAGATGGTGACATTGATTCTGATAGTGAATGGAATAAATACGTTTATCGACCATTATTAAATGCAGTTAGAAAAACTGAAGAAATTTCCGCTAAACTAAAAACACAATCAACTCAAGAATTCAAATTCCCATGTGTAAAAATATCGGGTGGAAAAGTTGCAAAACTAAAGGATGGTAGTTTGGCATATGTTCTTAATGGTGAAACGTATTATGGAAATGGTCGAGTTTCATTATCTAACGGTACTATGAGCAATTATTATTGTGATGGTAATAATATTAAAAAAGGTGCTAAAACAAATGGTCAGGTAAAAACAAACAAAACTCAAGTAACAAAAAAATCTGGAGTAAATCAAGTTAAAACATTAACAACACCTTCAGACGCAGATTTAGACGCGGTTTTAGGTAAATTATAATAAAAAAAATATTAAAATGAAAAAACGTATTACTATAAATGAATCTGAAAGAGAATCTATTTTAAATTTACATACATCGTATAAAAATAGTTTAATTAAAGAACAAGCGGCACCTGCAACTCCTGCGGCACCTGCAACGGGAACTCCTGCGGCACCTGCGGCTCAAGTTAGAAAGGTGGATTGTTCAACAACTAAAAATCCTGCAAAATGTAAACAAAAGGTGTTGGACGTACAAGTTAAGATTAATGATAAATGTACTAAAATAACTAAAAAACTTGTTGAGGATGGTATTTACGGAATCAACACAGGTAACGCAATTAAAGCTTGTACAGGAATGGATTTATCCTCAAGTACGTCAAACCAATCGGGAGTACAAACTCCATCGGGAGTACAAACTCCAGCAGGTGCGCAAACACCCGTAACGGCACAAACAGGGGTTACAACACCTGCAGGAGCTACAGTTGCAACAACTGATGAACCTGTTGATAGTTTAACAGTTTAATCTTCGAAAAAACTAATTAATCTACTGGCAGTAGAATAATTTGTGGCAATTGCAATGTCGTGAACATTACAAATTCTTAATAACATACTAACATCTACTTGATGTGGATGAACTTCTAAGGGGTCGATAAAGAATATAACTATATCGACCTCTTTATTTACTATCATTGATGCAATCTGTGCGTCACCACCCATAGGACCACTTAACATCGTTTCAACCTTAGTTAACCCCGCATGTTTTAAATGTTTTCCTGTTGTACCTGTGGCAACTACCTCAACATTATCTGAAGTAAAGAAAGGTAGTCGTTTCATTACGAATGATACCATATCGGCCTTTTTACCATCATGAGCGATTAACGCCAATTTAATCTTCTGTTTCATTTTTAATCTCCTGTTTTGACATAACTCTAATCGCTCTTGACACAACCTCAGCCTCACCTAAAGAATACACACCATCATGGTATGCTTTCTTGACTGCCTGTATTAATAGGTACGAAGCACTCTCTTTATCCATAGATTGTAGTAGTACATCTAAATGGTCCTCAGTTAGTAGAGGTATCGTGTCGAATAGTTTTCCAAATAATTGTTGTTCTTCCATTGTGAAAATATCTTTTTTTGATATATTTATAAGTATACTAAAATATCTATGCTAAATCAATTAATAAAGAAAGTATTGCTCGAAGCAACTTCTGATAGTGGTGGAGGTAGAGGGTCCTATGTTTCTCCTTTACAACCTGGCATTAGAGAATTTAGTAAAGAATCGTTACAACCATTTACAACACCTGTATCAAAATATATTGATGCTGAGTTGGAGTACGACAGTTATGACGGTAAGATGAGTACCCCTAAAAAGAAAATTAAAAAGATGGAAAATAAATCGAAAAAAATCTCCAATTATATTAAGAATCATCCTATGTCAACATTTAGTGATGATGAAGGTAATAATATGAATCAAACACCAGGAGGTAAAAAAAGTATTGTACCTATTACAACTCTAAAAGAGTGGATTGAGATTAAAAAAGACACGGTTGTTGTCGGTGAAAAGAAAGTAATTAAACTTAACGAAAGTGACATTATTAGAATGATAAAGAAAGTGTTATCAGAACAAAATGTACCTAAAGGAAAAGTGATTAATCTTTTTTGTCAAAACGATATTATTAATAGTTCATTCAGAGAACACAGATTAACTTTTGGTAGTGAAGAAGATAAATTCGGAGGATTAAATAGTGGTGGTTTTAAAAGACTACATTTAACACCATCTTCAGACATACCAAGAGAGACTTATGAACCATCAGACATAATGCTAGATATTATTCCAGCAGATAAGATGAATAAGACTTTCTTAGAGAAAAGTAAAATGGATGACAAATTAGGCCAAAACATTTACTTTATTAGTTATAGAAGTAATACCCCTTATTTCTGTTCTGTTGATGCTGGTACTGATAAAGAGTGGGCAGACTACCTAAATAGTCTTTAATCCTCTTTAACGTAAGGTTGGATAGGTTTTTCGGGGATTGTAATATGTCCTCGTTTGTAGCAAAAAGTTTTATTAAACCACTCAACCCTTTCTTTAGACCAAGTAGACATTTCTTGTGCGTATTCAGCACTAAATTTATTAATGTCATAACCTACATAAACTAATGTGTCAATTACGACTACTGGCCCAACAGGATTTGTGATTGTCTGTGAAAACAAATTACAAGAAGTGAATAATGCGATTGTGATAAATAATTTTTTCATATTATAAAGTTAAGCAATTTTTTCTAATATTGATGATAAAGAATGAACTATTTGTGATTTTATTTCTTCTTCAAACCCATTTCTAATCTTTTCTGTTTTATTATCATACAAAACAACTAATTTATCCCAATCTCTTTGTGATAATACTACATCATAATGATATACGTGATTGGTAATACTAATCTTTCTGTCGTCTAATACGATAAACAAACCTAATACCACATTCTTAATGTATCTCTTACCTGATAGTGGGGCAATCAAAAATTTAGAATTTTCATGGTTAATTAATTTACGACATATTGCAGTGCAAATCTTCTCGTTGTCCGCAAGTCTACTTTTCTCTGAAAAGAACTTATACCTGTGCCAAATAACAAATTTGGCGTACATTCTTTTAAAAAACTTCCTTAAATATATTTTCATTATTTTGTATATGTTGATTACAATATCTTAGGTACAAAGATAGTAAAATTTTTGACAAAAAAAAATAACCTTAAAATTAATTAAGGTTATTCTTGTATTTCTAAATGTTTGACTTACGAATTACCCGTTTAATCCGTTACCACCGATAAGAATCGCGTTCATTTGAACAACTTCTTTACCTGCCCCGTTTGTATATGTTGGGTGTGGAGGAATAACAGTAATCACCGAATCATCACATAGTACCTGACATATTGTAGTTTCTGTATTAGATGATAATGGTGCTAAAGCCTCTTCAGGACTCCCGTAAAATTCGGATGGTTTTATTCTTGTATCTGCCATTGTGTTATTTTTTAGTTTTAAAGTTTATAGATTATAATGTAATATTTCGTAATTTTGTCTTGAGGTTTCATAACCAATAGTAAATATTGGTCCATACGTCAACACATTTGCAATATCCTCAGAGGTCATCTCAAATCTCTCAACATAATTAGAAATACCATCTCTAACATATAAAGTTGTTTTATACGATACTGTTGATTCACAAGTATCACAATCATCATAAGAAGTTAATCCTTCAGCGTTATATAGACTAAATACGGATGCGAATGGGTTTAACTCAGACCATGTAACACCTGAACTACTTGTATCACCTGATGGTATTGCATTTGGGTTACCTTCAGAACTATTAACTATAAGACCTGCTTCATTAGTTGATAATAATAATAATTGAGAGTCACTAGGTGATAACGGACTTGTCGGTATTGCTATATTTGAACCAGTGTAATAATTTACCCCTTTTGTCCATCTAAAGTTTGTGATATAACCTTCGAATAGTGTACCCTGTCCTGAATCTCCACCACCAATAACTAATGGTAAATTAACTGTAGGGTCTCCTTGGAAGTTATTTATATCCACAGTTGTTGAACCACTCCATATTAAAACACCATCTTGGTATACTCTGATAACTTGATTATTTCCACCAGTATTTTCAGAACTAATTGCGAAATATGTCCAAACATTATAAACAGGTGTGTTTAAGTTAATTGTTGTACTTCCACTGGCCATCCATAATAACAAGGTATTATCATTTTCTATAGATACGCCAAATTCTTCACCTGCAAATTGACCAATATCAAAAACTCTTCTACAACAAGTGTCTGTTGAAGTATATTTTTGGAACCATTCTACTGTCCAAGGACCAAAATTTAAATCCATTTGACTATTGTTATCAATTGTGATTAAACTACTTATCCCGTCAAAGTACATACTACCACCTTGACCTCCTGTTCTAACAATAGTTTCTGTCTCAGAACCTACCGACCCACAGAATGTTGGTGTTTCGTCTAAGTTTGCTTTAATTGCTCCCGTAGTTGAATACCCTATTCTATATGCGTTTCCTGCAGTACTGTCAAATGTTGTAACCCAAGTTTCGTCAACACCATTACTTACACCACCCGTTGGGTCATCATTAAGGAATTGTGTATTTGACTCGATAATTAAATCAAAATAATCTGAAATATCTCTATAAAACTTAAATCCATAAACTAAAGTTGCTTCTTCATCACAATGGTCAGTTCCAATGTATTTAATAACTAAAGTATTACCACCATCAGTTAAACCTGTATATAATTGTAATAAATTAGAATCATAATCATCTGTTTCCTGAGGACATGCAAATGATAAGAATACACCTGGTAATTCTACCTGATTAGGTATATCATTTGGTATATCAAAACAACATTCATCAGGAGTACCACCGTCACCAAAAGTAATATATGGGTTTGTACTAACATTCACTGAAGTATAATTAACACCTAAGAAGGTAATATCAAATGGTGTTGGGAATGTAACTGGATAGTCATCATCATCGTCATTACCATCATACACTAAATCTAACCCATCAGTAGAAATTGTATTATACGTTATTGGCGTTGCCGAAAATACATTACTTCTACCTACTGAACCAGTAAATGTTCTTGGTAAATAAGTATATCCTTCATCACCGTTACAATCTGTAAAGTTATATAATTTATATTCTTCACCAATATATAATCTTGTTAAATAATCTGTTGGATATGGGTCACTATATCTACCACCTGTCAATAATTTACCATCACTTAATAATAAAACTTTATTAACTTGTCCGTCAAATCCTTCACCCATTGAGAATGTTGGGTCATAACTACCATCAGTATTTATTCTAACAATATTATATAAATTACAATATTCATCATTATTATCCCAGTAACAATCAAAATCACCACCAATAATTAATTTACCGTCAGGTTGTTGTGTAACTGATAATGTACTTCCTTGGAATCCACCTTCACCATAATTTCCTGAGATAACATCAAAAGTTGTGTCAATTTGGTAATTACCAAAACCATCTTCTTCTAATCTAACAATATTTTGACCTATTCCTGTTCCTTGGTAATTATTTAAATAGGAACTTGAACTATCTGTAGCACCACCAATGACAATTAGTTTACCATCAGATTGTTTAAAGATTTGATTTACCCTTGGTTCCCCCTCATCATCATTAAAACCTATCCCGAACGCATTACTTAATTCACCTGTCTCAGATAATTTAACAATACCACGTGCAGGTATTCCTTTATACTCACTAAACCAACCACCAACAATAATATTGTATATGTATGACCTCGTATCATTACTATTATTATAAAATGGTGTATTTAAAATAGTTTCTATATTAATAGTAAAAACTGCTCCGTTAAAACCGTCACCAATATCAAATGAATCATCGTGAATACCATTACTGTCAACTCTAATAAGACGATTTGAGTAATGTTCACCACCATATTCGTCAAACTCGCCACCAACAACTATTTTACCATCACCTTGTACCGCAATTGCTCTAACTAAGTTATTTAAACCTAAGTCGTTAAATGTTTCATCAAGAGAACCATCAGAATTTAATCTAACAAAATGGTTAGGACATTCCTCATCATTATAGTAGTGGAAATTACCACCAACTAAAATCTTACCATCAGGTTGTAAATCAATTGCTCTAATATAAGAGTTAAAACCTAAATCACTATTATTAAAATCAGTATCTAAAGTACCGTCAGAATTTAATCTAACTAAAGAACCTAATTCAGTACCATTAACTTCATTAAAATTACCACCAACCAATATTTTACCATCAGGTTGCTCCACCATTGTATAAACAAACCCATTAAAGTCATTGTTATATAAAGTTGTGTCTAATATGCCTGTTTTACCCATTTTAGTTAAACACTCATCACAATCTTCAAATTCAACAACACTAAAGATTTCTTCAGTACCTCCTGAGATTAAATAATAAGGTGCGAAGGTAACAACATTCACAATTCCTTTACAAGGTATTGTTTCAAACCCTGGTAATAATATAGTTGTAAAGTCATAATATTCTTTATGTATTAGAGGATAATGAGATTCATCGTTAGTTTCACAAGTATCTGTTACTTGATAATGTATACCATTAGCAACCACCGCCTCAGTAACTGATTCATATGGTTGATATGGAATTATTGGAGATGGATAACTTTCGGCTCCAAGAGAGAATGAATCTATCTGAACTGCGGTCTTAATAAACGCTGGTCCACCAATAAAGTCAAATACAATATCGACATAGAATATATCACCTATTTCATATTTGTTATCAACTAATAAAGTATATCCTTCACCAAAATCTAACATATCATTAACGACTGCGTATTTCGCATTTGCCGTTAACGCCTCTTCACAAGTATCATATTCGTTAACCATTTCATAATCGATATTTGTTGGTGGTGTAATTAATAAATCAATAGTACCACATACCGTAACAGATGGGTTAGATAGTTTTTTAAAACTATATGTTGAACCTGAAACTAATTCTGTCATTGACCCTACGTTATAATATATTGGAGTGTCAATAAGAGGTTCACTACAATCCACAACAACATATGTGTAAGTATAGTCTAAATTTGTAGCGTATAAGCTAAAAGGTTCTGAGGTTAATGTAGGATTTGGTGTGTCTACACGTGAGGGTCTGTTATTAAAAAATGAATAAGGTGTACCACCACTTGTTAGATTTTTAAATTCACTCCATCCGCTGAAATTTGTGTTATTTGCCATTTTGTTTTTTTATTTTATAAATATCTTATTAATCCAAATACTTCATATTAACGACTTGGAATTTGATTTGTCGCTTATAAGTATTTATCTCCCCACTACTATCAACTTTAATGTCTATGTAATACTCATTAGGTATTTTATCCCTAGTATCAAACATAAAGTAATACTCGTTTGGTGTTCTGTTTATTTTAGTCCAACCCTGAACCTTAACTTCTGTTTGACCTTCTCTAACATATACTCTGTAGTGAGCGTCAATGTTTTGTAAAAGTTTTTGTGTTGTGTACGCTTGTTTAATTACAACACCGACTTTTCTAATATCGGTATTATATATTTTTTCATCTTGTTTAATACCGTAAAAGTCGAACCCGTATAATTTTGGGTCGACAGAATTAGTACCAATTTGGATTGAATTTTTTAATGGTTGAATTGTGAATTCATTAAATGAAATTGGTAAAGGGAAACCATTGTAATTTAAGTTATACCATTTATCCGTAAACATACATGGTGTTTTATAACCAATGATTGGAGGTATTGTAACTTCATAAACACCTTTAGTTCTTTGACATGAGGTTAACCCAATTAATCCTGCAATCTCAGTTCCTGAAGAATCCATAATAGTTACACTAGGATTATTATCTAAATTGATTGGATTACCATTATCAAACAAGTACAAATAAAGTTTATTTGTTTTACCTAAAGAGAATAAATTTCTGTCATCTTCAATTAGGTCATTATAATTTGTTTCTAAAAATGGTTCGTAAAATGTTTGAGTGTGTCTTGTAAAAAACTGAGTTTCATAAGTGTCACTAAGACCCGATAGAGTTTCAACCTGAGGTTTGTAAGCAATTCCCCATCCTGTAACATTAGTTAATGAACCATCAATAATTGAGTTGATTTCACTTGTCATGTCAAAACTAACATTTTCATTACCAAACTCAAAGTGTTGTGTGTCAACAATCGTTAAAGCACTGAATGGTACAACACCATTATTTAAATTATTGTAGATACCTGGTTCTGTCCAAACACCAAT